CAGGTGTCTTTTTAACATTACCCACAGCAGATGGAAGTTCAGGACAATTTGTAAAAACTAACGGATCAGGTGTTTTAAGTTTTGCATCTTCAACTCCAGCAACTGGATCAATTTCTACAGCAATGCTTGCAGACGATGCTGTGACGTTAGCTAAGATGGCCAGTGGAACAGATGGTAATATTATTTCATACGATGCATCAGGTAATCCAGTTGCAGTTGCTACTGGTAGTGCAGCACAAGTTTTAACTTCAGCAGGCGCAGGTGCTCCTCCAACTTTTGCAACAGTTACCATTCCAGATAATTCTGTTACAAATAGTAAAGTAGCATCAACAGTTATAACTGGTCAAACTGCAGCTTCAACTATAGCTGATGATGATTTAATATTAATATCTGATACTGGAGAAAGTGCAGCATTAAAAAAAATGACTAGAGCAAACTTTGTTGCTGGTATTGGGGGAACTAACGACAATAGATGGTTTGCTTCTAACAATGGAGATCAAACTGTAAATCATAATACTGTGACAACAATAGCTTTTACTAATCAAGTTATAGATTCTGCTGGAGCATATGCTTCAAATACATTTACTGTACCATCTGGACAAGGTGGAACTTATTTAGTTGGTGCTGGTTTGTGGACTTACGATACAGCAGACAGGATAGTTCAACAAGACCTTTATATTACATCAAATTTAGGTGCAGGATCAGAAGATGACATTGGTTTTTTTAGTAATAGACCAGAGGGTGCAGAAGATGAAAGAATATATATGAACGTTACTTTGTTATTAAATTTATCTGCAGCACAAACTTTAAATGTTAGATTAAAACCACAAACTGGAGATAGTGGCTCTGTATTGGTTTCTGGTTCTGGTGCTGGTTCTAGGTTTAGAAACTTTTTTTGGGGATACAAATTAATTACATAGGAAAATTATGAGCATATTATATACAAAAGTTAAATTATATTTAGAAGCTAACTCAAAAACTTGGGATGATGAAAAAGTAGAGTTAGCAAACTATAGTGATGGTAATGGAGATTTTATTAAAAAATGGAATTATAATGGATTGGCTAAACCAACTGCCGAACAAATAGCATCATACGAAACTGATGGTAATACAGCAGAAGCAAATAATACAGTAATATCTACAAGAAAAACAGCCTATGGTCCTTGGGATAAACAACTAGAA